CCGTATTGGGGTCAATCACCGCCATCGAGAAGGTAGAAAGCCAGTCTGAAGGGACCGAGAGATACTTGTTGGTAGCGGTGCAGTTGCCCGTCACGTTCTTGCGCAGGTCTAGAAGCTGAACCGTGTTGAAGACGCGCTCTTCGGCGTTGACGATAAACGTGTCGATCTGCTCAGTCGAAGTGAGTCCACCCGACCCCGCCGTGTCCGGGAAGTCGTTTTCGGTGTAACCCTTGATGGTCTCAACAAGCTGAGCGTAGTTCATTAGCCCATCTTCTTGCTGCTATTCGTGCCCTTAGTAGCTGCACCGGTCCCACGAGTCTTCACGGTCTGGGTATTAGCCACATTGTTCGGATAGCCGCTGTTGCCCAAAGGCTCGTGAGACGGCTTGGGTTGGTTATACTCAGCCATTTTTATCGACCTTTCCCATATCCTTAATCGGCTTCTTACCGCTCTTCTGGTTCGCAACCTTAGCAAGGTTACGCCCGAGCTTCATCATCTGGTCGTTAGTCTTACCGCCCTTAGCCATGTCAATTCTCCGTCGTCTGAATAGTCACGGTACCGACCTGACCATTGCCTACTAATGTATCAGGAAGACCCCACAAACCCAAGGGGTTTTGAAAACCTACTGGGTCCCACCCCCAGTGGATGACGCGGCTACCCTGCGAAGGAGTACCAAACGCGTCTACATCTGCGGTCGGTAGCGTGTTTGGCTGCGTGCGAATACCCGTCAAACCAGCCTGCCAGAAGGTCGTATCAGGACGCGGGTTACGGATAGCCTGTGGGTCATCCACCGGGTACATGCCAAGTTGAAGCTGCGGCTGATCCGGCTCCCAACAGGAGCGGCACACTAGGATATTGACGTTCTTCGTCTTGATGACGAGCGACCTCAGTTCTTTCAGCTTGAAGCGAAAGCCACAGCGGTCGCACTGCGAAATCGCGTACTTACCAGAGGCGAAGCGATTAGGCACTTACATCCTCCCTAACTACCGAAGCCGTCTTCATCGACGCCCGGATGTCCCTAAGTTTTTGTCCTATCTCCATGCGTCGGTTATGAACCTCGTCAGGTAGGGAGTTGTAGGGACCCGCATATTTCCTACCGTCTGCCGACGTAAGGGGGTACTGGAGCGCTAACTCTACTTGCTCCTTCTTCACTACCACATAAGGAGCTATGGTTTCAAGGAACGCTATCGCATCTTTACTACGTACCCGCCATATGTAGCATACAGAGTTGTTCATGTTGTGTCGGCGGCTCTCGGTTATCGCTGCTATATTACCGCCAAATTGCTCCTTAATCAGATTAAGGCATGGAATAGACGTCTGAGTAATCGACGCAGTTAGTGAGTTACGTACCCCACGCCGGGTGTTTTGGCTCTTAGCTACCTCAACGAAAACAGAGCCTTCGCCGTCAAAAAACCCCGCAACCCACACGATAAAAAGCAGGGGAGTGAGCATAACACCTACTCAGTAGAACATTATACGCGGCGCGAGACGCAGCGGTGCTTTTTCGCGGTCTTCGTCTCCGGCCTGCTCCCAAGCTTCGTCGTACATACTCTTGAGCATAACGGAGCGTTCGAGTGCTCCGGGGATTTTAAGCGAAAGATGGTACGCGAGCCCTGCAACCATAGCGGGCAACATGCGGAACGGGATGTCTTGTGTGCTAACACCTTCGCCCGCGTCTTGGATACGACGCAACCGGAAGTACACGAACGTGTAGAAGTTGTTCTGGTCCGGGGCGGGCCACACGTTGATGCTCGGATACTGGATGCCAGAGGGGTTCTGCGCACCAGATTGACGGTTGATCCACACCTGAATAGGCCGACCCTGCGCGTTCTTGTTAGGGATCGTAAGGTAGGTATCGGCGCTGATGCGGTTGATGTTGATGTCCGTCTGCGACTGCCCCGACTGAGTGCGGATGACGTGGTCAAACAGGTCGATGGTATCCACCGGCAAGTTATAGGCGATCTGCCCCTGCACCATAGCGATCTGCCCCTGCTCGATGGTCCAGAGGTTGATGCCCTTGTTTGCCCACTCAATAGTCAGCAGGTTCAGGCTGCGCCGCGCCGTGCGAAAGTCATAACCCGTACGCAGTTCAGCACCACAACGCTCAAAAGCCTCCTCAATGAGGAGGTTAACATCAAGATTAAACGCTGTGGTACTGGATGTCGTCATTTACTTCCTCCGCGCCGCTTCCACGCGCTTAGGCGCACCGGGAGGCTGCCCCAACCGTTTCTTCTGCGCGATACGCGTCTTCTTTTCCGCCGGAGTCATCTCCGACGACGTCTTGGGGGTCTTATCAGAAACACGCTTACTAGGTCTACAGTAGGGTGTGCCGCGCTTCTCACCGGGCTGACGCCCGCAGGCTTTACCCGTACGGACGTCCTTCCAGTCTTCTTGGAACCAGCGCTTAAGCGACGCGCCTTTCTCGGTTTTACGAACTGCCACCTTTGTTACCCCAGTTCTTGGCACCGACCTTGCGGCACTTAGAGATAGCACCGGAGGCGTAGGCCGAAGGGAAGACTTTGTAGCGCGCCTTGACCTTGGAGTAGCACTCATCCTTGGCGCTACCGCCTTCAGCCATACGCTTTGCCTTAACCTTGCCGCCCTTGGCGTACATGGTGACCTTGTCGGGGTTGTCCTTTCGACGAATAGTCTTCGCCTTTGGCATCTTGGACGCCATCATAGCGCCCATACCCCGACAAGGTCGCATATCAGCAGCCCTTCGTCTTTCCGCCTTTGGCGTAGTCGCCACGGCGTGCACCACCCATTGCGCCCGCACGGCGCATAAGTTGACCGGTAGACCCGGAACCCGTTTGAGTTGGGTTCATATTTATCTTCGAGGTGTCTCCGCCGAGACGTCCACCCATAGCCATCTTCGGCATCTTGGTGTCGGTCTTACCCTTCTTGGCAATGCCATCAGCGCGCTTCGACGCGCCGCCAGCGGCCATCTTCTTCATGCCCATCTTCTTGTCCTTCATCTCGAACTCCTTACCTACCTTAGAGGAAACGCCCACCTTCTTGGCGAACTTGGGGTTGTTGGCTACCGCCGCCATGAAGCTCTTCTGCTTGGGGGTCTTGCTAGGCATGTTAGTCCTTCCCGAGAAATTTTTGCACCGTATCGGTCTCATAGATACGAATGCCAGTCCAGATGATGGTGAAAATGGCGGCAACAGCCGGAAGCATGTCCATTATAGTCCCAACAACGGTAACCATAGAGACCGCGTCCAGTAGGGTCTTCGATTCGTCAGTCATATCAGCACTTCCACGCGCGAAGAGATTTGTTGATACGGCTATTGGGATCGTTGGCAGTCTTGGAGCTCGTCAGCTTCTTCTTCATTCCGGACATCCGGGCGCAGAATGACTTCTTGCGGCTACCACCTTCAGGCTGCGGGGCCTTGAGCCCCGGCTTCCCCGGATTGGCTTTGTTGTAAGATGCACGCCCCTTGGCGTTCAGCCCGCCCTTTTCGGACTTGCCTTCCTTACGTTGCCAAGCCGGGGTTTTAGCCATTAGCAGATTCTCCCTTTGGTGTGACCCTTCTTGGCAATGCCATCAGCGCGCTTGGAGACGGAGCCGCCCTTGGCGTAGCCTGCGCCGCCTTGCTTGTTGTTAGGGTCGGACGCCCGCAAGATTTGAGTTATGAGGTCGGGGTTCTTAGCGCGCATAGCGGCCATGTTGCGGGCTTGCATCTTCGTCTGGTCGTTAGCCGACTCAAGCGCCTTAGCTGCGCGTGAGGGGGTGCTTGCCACCCCACTAGCAACGGACTTAATAGCCCTTTCTGAAGCGCGTGCACCTTGGCGCAGACCTTCTCTCAGGTTGGTTTTCGCAGCGCGGGCCGACTCTGAACCAACGCGCATACCCGAAGCGGGCTTGCTCGCTGGAGTCTCAGGCTTTCGATTCCGCCTACCAGTGACGACAACCTCCTTGTCTTCCTTGGCTACACTCATCGGGGGAGTAGGCTTAGCCGGCTTGTCGCCGCCGCCTTTCATCTGGGTGCCGTAGCTACCACCGTTCCACGTGAAGGTCTTCAAACCTTTATCTCGCGCCTTTGCGAAAGCCGAGCTGAACGATTCCTTCTTAGCCGGGGCTTCCACCTTCGGAACGGAGAAGTCCATCCGGTCCAGCTCACGCAAGCCTTCACCGCGACGAGCAGCGGCTTCGAGATCAATCGCCGCACCGGACATACCGCCGTCAGCGTAGCGCTTCTTGGTCATGCCACCCTTCTTGTAGCCGCCAGAACCAAATTTATTCTTCTTCATCATACAAACCGTCCTTTCGTCTTACCCTTGGTGGCGCAGCCGTCTGCGCGCTTGGAGGCCGTGGAACCGCCCTTAGCCATCTTCTTGACCATACCGCCCTTACGCATCATTGGTTCTGCGGAATCGGCAGCTACCATTGGCTCTCTCACCATTGGACGACCGGGCATAGCGCCAGCAGCTTGTTCTTGTGCGCGTTTTTTCTTGGCGAGCAGCATACCCATGACACCCAAACCGCCGCTACCGGCGATTTTGTTGACTGCACCTTTGTTGGTGGCTGCGAGTCCAGCTAAGCCGAACATACCGCTTTTCCCAAGTTTTCTTAGAATGCTCATTACGCTACGTTCCTCTGCGGAGGGACAACCATCGGGTAAAGGATATCCTTACCGTAGTTGCCGGTGTATTCCTGCACGCCCATATGGCCTAGCGAGATTGCCGGGTCGATCCAGACGTCGAAACCGAGTTCACGTGCACGGTCACAGAAGAGGAAGTCTTCCCCCATGTAACCTTCTTCCGTAACTTGGAAATCAAACATCGCAGTGAGCGTACGATCCGAGCGAGTATCATAATATCTCCACTCCGGATGGGCTGCTGCCATTTGCTCAAAGACCTCACGGCGCACCAACATGAAGGCAGTCGCCACGCGCTTGGCACGGACAAGGCCCATACCGTTCATCGTGAGTTCGCCGTTCTCGTCGTAGTCCAGCGTGGCGATGTAAGTCTTGGTTTCGCTGCGGGTGCGCGGGACACCAGCGATGATACCCTTCTTGGGGTCGGTGCTCCACGCCATAAGGCGGAAGATGTCTTCAGGCTCGAAGTTGATGTCCGAGTCGATAAACATGAGGTAGTCGCAGTTGGACTCCAGCAGGTCTTGCGCCAGCAGATTGCGAGCACGGGAGACAACAGAACAGCCGCAGATGCTGCCAATCTGAATATCAATCCCGTGCTGCGCAGCCTGTTGCGCAAAGCGAGCGAGCGAAACCGCCAGCTTCAAGGACACCTTGAAGTCGTATGCGGGCAGAGCAACGAAGATGCTCTTACCTGCTAGATCATAGCTCTTTTGCGCTTGCATAGGTCACCCGTAGAAGGCTGTAGCAGTTATGTTAGCGGGCAATCCCACGTAAATCCCATTGTCAGCAAGGATGCCTTCGCCGGGAACAAGGATAGAATATGCCACAGCGTTATAGCTGTCGGCTTCCAACAATACATTTAGGTAGGCCGTTACGTTACCTGTACCAGACGCCGCCGTAGTAACCGTAAAGGTAGTGGCATTAGCAGTAAGCACCGTATACGAACCGTCCACAGCAGTACCACTAGTAAAATCTAGAAATACCCTATCACCCGCAACTAGAGTATTTGCTACCGTAACTGTTAGCGTGGTGGAAGCGATGCTATACGTACCCGCTTGCGGGTCGTTGTCCATAAAAAGGACGTTCCTCGCTGCCGCAGCCGCGTTAGCGGAAAGGATAGCCCCCTTCAGACGAGTACGGGAACCGTATATAACACCTGAAGTGGACCGGTGGTTGGATTTGACATCATATTGCATACCCATCAGTATTCTCCTTCTTAGAGGTTACCGATTAGGCTACGGTTGTTCCGTAGTTGGAGACAACCATCCAACCCACAGTCGTCATGAACTGAAGCGTGACAGCGTCGCCCACAGCGTCGAAGGTAATCGTGGTGTAACCCGTCTTGGTGGTTGGGGTCAGAGTGCCGTCGCCGCCGTCAACAACCATGATA